ACATCCATTTATAATGAACCCCAGGTGTAATAGAACTCGGAGCATTCATAATAGTAGTTGTGTTTGTGGCCATTACCCAGTTTAGAGTGGCGATATTGGCATTGGACCATACTTCGAATATATTTCGTTTGTCCTGGTTTATACAGCGAAAGTGTGTATGCAGCCAAAGTTCCTGTCACTGATGCGAAATAAACACCAGCATTAGATTGAGAAACTGTAGTGGTTGCTCCTGTGACTGGAACCACTCGTAAATGACTGTTTATTGCCCACGCATTGTTTTGTTGAATATATCCACCAGATGCAGAACTTGTGAGAATAAGAGCTCCACTACCATAAGGATAAACATTCAAACTACTAAAAGCATTACCTTGAACAGATCCGCCATACGCAGAAGTCCCATAAAACTGAATTGTATTTGATCCGGAGAATACCAAGTTTCCGTTTGCGTTGAGTCCGCTATTTGTAGTAATGGTTCCAGATACGAACACCGCCCCTGAAAGTGTTCCAGGAATAGCAATGTTTGATGTAGACCCTCCTAATGTGATATTAGTCGCAGTTCTATTTGAACTTAATACATTGTGGAGTGTTCCACCATCATCATATACGTTTACTAACAGATTCGACCCTGCGCTACTACCAGTTTCAGATGTTTGATCAGTTCCTATTGATGCTCGGAAAGACCCACTCGTTTCAAATATAACTGATTTAGAGAAATTATTCGAACCGCTTATGGATACACCAGTTACGTTGTTCGTGCCAACTACAAGGGTGGGAGCATTATTGGTGGCAGTAGTGCTCGGCCCTAAGAATACGATTATTGTTCCATTATTTGCACTGTATGAAACAGCACTACCTAATGTAGCAGCAACAGTGGTCCAGTTTATTCCATCCGTGCTACTAAAGAAGTTATTAGATGCTGCCGCTGCTGCCCACCATTTAGAGCTTGCATAACCCACACTTTGCCAGGTTGCTGTTGCGGGCATTGTTCTTGATGTCCAGATTATTCCATCAGGGCTTGTGGCATACACATTTGTTGCGTTTGTCCACCCTGCAATGGCTACATATAAAGATCCACCCCATTTAACTGTGCTCCATTGAGCATTTACACCCATTGATCTACCAGTCCAGTTTATTCCGTCCGGGCTTGTAGCACACATTGAATAACTTACTGCCCATCCTGCAATAGCTACGAATAAAGATTGCCCCCAACAAACATCATACCAATCGTATGAATACGGCATCGTTCTCGATGTCCAAGTAACAGTGTCTGTGCTCGTAGCTGCAATATTTCCAGGAGTTCCTCCAACTACAACCGTTATCGTTCCATTCGATGCTGCTTGCGTCCAGTTTTGATTTACCCCTGATCTCGCTGTCCAAGTTATTCCATCTGGACTGGTCGAAACGTTTGTTGTGTTATTGATGAAAGCCACATACAATGATCCATTCCAGCACACTGAACGCCAATTCCCCGTATAGCCCATACTACCTGATAATGTCCAGTTTATTCCATTTGCGGAAGATATTGCTTGTGAACTTGAACTATCGCTTACAGCCACAAAGTTTGAACCGCTTGATGCGCAACTAAGCCAGATTCCTGAAACAGTGTTTTGTGTCCAAGGAACCAACGTATTGTATACAGTTGAGGCAGTTGTTGCAGGTGCAACATATCCCGCATCATTAGTTAAGGAACTTACTACTGAAGGGATTGTAGGTAGACCTGTAAGGGATGAATAAGCAAGTGTTCCAAAGAATGTTCCGGTAGCACCTGTAGGACCGGTTGGACCAGTAGCCCCTTGTATACCTTGTGATCCTGCTATTGTTGATGCTGCACCAGTTGGACCGGTTATTCCTTGAATGCCTTGTGGGCCAGTTGCGCCAGTCGGTCCAGTAGAACCTGTTGTTCCTGTATTACCTGTAGGACCTATCAAGCCCTGAGCACCTGTTGCTCCAACTGCGCCAGTTGCGCCAGTAGGACCGGTTACTCCTTGTAACCCAGTTGGTCCAGTAGGGCCAATACTTCCCGTTGCGCCAGTCGGTCCAGATAAACCGGTTGCTCCAGTTGCCCCAGATAAACCGGCCACCCCTGTTGGACCAGTCGCTCCAGTCGCTCCTTGAATTCCTGTAGGTCCTGTTGGTCCCAATAATCCCTGACTACCCGTCGCACCGCTCGGTCCCGTCGCTCCACTTGGACCAATAGGTCCCGTAGCTCCATTTGATCCACTTGAACCTGTAACGCCTTGGATACCCTGATTTCCTTGATCACCTTTTACACCTTGACTACCCGTTGCACCTGTATTGCCACTCGATCCAGTTGGTCCGGTATTTCCAGTGGCCCCAGTTGCTCCATTTGAACCCGCAACTCCTTGGATACCCTGTATGCCTTGTGGACCTGTGGGGCCAGTATTACCTGTTGGACCGGTAAGACCAATATTTCCTTGAACACCTTGAACTCCTTGTAAGCCAGTTGCCCCAGTAGGCCCTGTAGGTCCTTGAATGCCATCACTACCTGTCGCGCCAGTAGGTCCAGTCGGGCCGATAGCCCCTGTTAATCCTAAAGGGCCGGTAGGCCCTGTTGGACCAGGAATAGTTGATGCTGCGCCCGTCGCGCCTGTTGGACCGGTGGCACCGGCAGGACCGATAGGACCAGTAGGGCCGGTCGCGCCAATGCCATTATTTACATATGGGCTTGAACCAATGATTGGAATAGCACTATCCATAATCAAGGGCGTCGTGTCAGTTTTAGTGTCACCCGCGGCAGTTGTTATGGTGCAGCTTATTTGATATACGCGTCCAGGTGTTCCACCACTAATCCAACAAGTCGTAACGTGTAGACTGGCATCAATGATAGTTGAACTTATTGTAAGATCGCCGGAGTTAGCAGTTGTGACAGCAGATACTATTGTATCACCCGGTTTCAGGTATTTACACCAACCAAATGTATAGTCTAATTGATCTTTTGCGCATTTATCATCAAAATCCATAGCATACTCCTTTAATGTATTTAACGCACCATATGGAATCTGTTATCACTGGGAACCATATGAAATCGGTTATCAGGACTCACAATATGATAGCGCCCGTCTGTTTGTTTTGTTCTCGTTGTAAGAGCTAAAATTGATGCTTTCGGCTTTGGAGTAGTCACTTTAATAACCGTTGCATTGAATAAAACATCTATGGCAGCAACAGGTTTCGGTGTAGTTGCATCTATACTACTAGACACGCCGACTTTAGCTGATATATGGGCATTCGGCTTTCGCGTTACTGCAATCAATGAAGTGCTATCCCCGACATCAGATATAATATGAGCTATCGGACGACGAGTAGAACAATTGATCTGAACTGCTACACCTTCATTAATTCTAATGTTAGCTGTTGGTCTATGAGTTGTAGCTGCAATAAGATCGCTATTGCCTATTTCACTTATGATCGATGCTACCGGCTTTGATGTCAACGCAGCAATGTTCAGTCGAGCACCGACGTCGGCTATAACATTCGCTACCGGTTTTGGTGTAGTGACTGATATTTGTCCTCTGACACCGTCATTGATATGAGCGTTTGCGACCAACTTATTCGTCACTGCCGCAATAGATAAGGCCACTCCGACATTAGAAACTATGTGAGCAGTCGGCTTACTAGTAGTAACATTTACGACTATACCGCCGCTTGTATTTGATTGAATATGAGCGGTAGGCTTTGTCGTCGCTGCATTTATTGAAAGGGCTTCCCCTTTTTTCACTTGGATATTAGCGACCGGATTAACTGTCGTAGCATTTACACTTAAACCATTTCCAATCTCAGCCATGATATTAACATTGGGCTTATTGGTAACGCTTGTAATATGAGCGTTTAATCCACCACCGATAAAGATATTAGCTGCGGGCTTCGCGGTCACAGCCGCAACGCTTAATCTATTTCCTTCATTCACCTGAACATTTGCTACCGGGCGACTTGTCGTAGCATTAACCGAAAGGCTTTCGCCTTCTCTAACTTGAACACTTACAACTGGTTTTGATGTAGTTGGGCCAATCGATAATCTTGCACCTTCACGCACACTAACGCTGGCATTAGGCTTTATGGTCAAAGCGTTAATGTTTAACACATTGCCTTCTTTAACCTGAATGACAGCAGTAGGCTTTGTTGTCGTGGCGGTTAAATGTAATGCAACACCTTCGTTGATATGCACGTTAGCTACGGGTTTAACGGTAGTAGCTGCTAATGTCGCTGTTATGGTTGTAGCACCATAATGAGCGTTAACACTCGCAACCGGCTTAACCGTTGCAGCATTTATCGATAATAATTCACCTTCTTTAACTTGTATAGTTGCTACCGGCTTACCAGTTGTAACCGATAGAGATGCGGTTACGGTTGTCGGGCCAACAGATCCAGCCGATGGTTGAATTGCTACTAAACCACTTGGAACCTGATTATATGGTGCTGTTAAGACCGTTGAATATGCACCAGTCGTAGATGCTGCAACGGTAAACGCATAAAATTGTAAGTTGGGTTGAGCTGTTGTATTGCTAAACGCGAGCGCAAAGCTATTCGAAGCAGTCATTGAGCCAGATGATACGTAATACAACGCACCAGCAGCCAATAACAATGACGATGCAACACTAGTGGTTACGGCAAGTGTAACATTCGGCGCAGCGGAAGCAGCCGAACCAAACAAAAATGGTGCTGTGCCTGTGCCACTTAAACCAACGATATAGGCTACAGCTATGTCAATATAGTTACCAGCCAACTGAATATTAAGTGTGTTAGAACCGGTTGATGGGCTATTGATGCCGTAAATCCAAACTGTGGTCTGATTACCGGGATCAAGTGCCTGTCCAAGTAGGGTCATCGACGCGCCGTTATAAGTAGCGGTCGGTGATAACGTGGTGCTCGTCGCTGTTATATAATAAAATAGCAGCGCCGAACAGCCAGTCGCATTAAAGGTAAAGCTGGCGTTTAATGGATACGCACCAGCACTCGCAAAAGCTACTTGGTTAACTATTACCGGTGTAGTCACAGAAACACCTCCTTAAAAGGTGTTATTATGACTCGATAATCGTTCCGCTGGCTACGGCTACGGGGCCACCAGATGTAATAGAAGTTGTATTAATGATAACAGATGCACTAACCGTGCCAACATCAAGATCAACAACAGAAGTGGTTGCTGCGGCGGTTGTGGTAATACGTGCATAACCGGCGGTGCCAGTTACCGTAGCATTAACAGTGCTAATCGATGTTAAAGTAAGTGTTCCATTTGATACAGTCCCAAGAACTGTGCCGATAGCCAAAGCTACTAACAATGTGCCAGTTGCAGCGGTGTCAGGGGTTGCCGGATATGAACCAGTCCATATTTGAAGGAACGGAGTTGAACCAGCAGCGGTGACGATTGCGTTTGCACGACCTGTTCTCGTTGAAGTCGAAAATTCGATATAAGCCATTTAATGAATCTCCTAATAAGATTTCTATACAATATTTATTTAATTTTACTTACCAAGTCGAAATCGCAACGCGCTTCCAAGTGTTGGTATTAGTGCAAACATAAAAGTAATTTCCATCAGTTGCATACTGACCAATAGAACCAGCGAATGTTGCCGAGCTTGGTGCACTGACAAGCGCCAATGGAGTAAAGCCCAACGCCGAAGTAACATCGTATGAGTTGATAGTTCTAATATAGTTTATACGACCTTTCGCATCTACGACGATACCACCATATGTTCCGGCTGTTCCAACTGATGCTAAGGTAAGTGATACCGTGCCAAGACCAGAAGCGATAACACCACTACCAGTTGCGTCACCGGTGACTGCTAATGTTGCGTTCCCAAGTGTTCCGCCACCCGAACCAGTGCCAGGTGTAAAGCCAAGTGCAGTCGTAATGTCAGATGAGTTTAATGAACGAGCATATGTCACTCGACCTTTTGTATCAGTGACAAAATTCGAATATGTGCCCGATGCACCAACTGAACCAAGTGATATGGAAACTGTTCCACCACTTCCATAGTTTATGCTTGTCGAGCCTGTTACATCACCGGCTATTCCAAGTGTATAACTTGTAGATGGGTTTAATGGAACATAGCCAAGTGCAGTAGTCATATCGCTTGAATTGAACGATCTACCCGATGTCACGCGACCTTTCGAGTCTACCGTGATATTCGAATAAGTTGCTGATACACCAATACTTGTTAATACTACTGTAATGGTGCCGCTTGTATTAACCGTAAACGCTTGCGCGCCTGTCATATCACCAGCTAAACCAACACTAAATGTGCCAGCGCTGATCGGTGAATAACCGAGGGCAGTCGTAACGTCGCTTGATACTAAACTACGCGCACTTGTTAGGCGACCAGTTGAATCGACACTAAAATTAGCATAAGTTCCAGGTGTGACAGCGGTTGTCCCAAGTGTAGTTGTAATCGCTATATCGGATGAACCATCAAAATACGCTGCACCTGTGACTGCACCACCAAGTGATATATTGTGGGGTGTAGCGAGTGTTAGGGCTGCTGTAGCTGTTCCATTAAAAGTAGCTGTAATGGTGCCTGCTGAAAAATTCTGTCCAGCTAACAAGCTAACTGTTAAACTTGGGCCATTTCCGCCTGTTGCTAATGCCGTAACTTGGGTTTGTAATTCGTCAAATGCCGTATTGAGTTTAGCACTTGATATTGGGGTTTCGCCAAATGCGAATCTTGTTGTCATTTTATGCCACCCTTTCTTGGAAGTCGAATAGCGACATATCCATTTTTGCTATTTTGTTGCGTTGCTTTGTACCAAATATAGCGGACAATCTCTGAAGCCTGATTTCAGGAATCTTCCAATCATTCTTTTGTTTCAAACTATTCTCCTTACGAGCCTCTGGATCGGCCCATCTCTTATTAAGGCGATCGACTAATCCCTGCCTTCTCGAATCGTCGTCCCAACCCTTCTTCTGTGCATTACTCATTTTCAATCTATATTCTGGATCAGACCATAATTGTTTTGCTACATCGCTATCTAGTCCATCACCGCCTTTGGATTGATTCGTTAAGTTATAGCCTAAATCTTTTAATCGGGTGATGTAAAATGTCTCAGCGAATTGCCAAGTGGCACCAAGCTCCTCTTCCGTAAATTCGTCTAACAATTCAATGATCGGTTTACTTCCTTGATTGAAAACACTTCTTATCCAACAGCATTTGTGATTTACCTTACCTCTTTTCGCTTCGTGTAAGTGCGCCCAAAGCCTATCTTCAAGTGTTTGTATGGTTTTTCCACAATATCTTACTTCTTCTGATATAGGATCACGCAATATATATATTTTTATTTTTGTCATTATGATACTCGAATTATGTAGGCCAACGCATAAAACGGTGGTCTGTTATCGAAAGCGGTTACGTTATGTAAATGTGAGCCATCTGTGCTAATTGAATGAGTGTGTGATGCACCACCACCTGTTGAATTTGTGGTTTCTGGCGCAGCTGGCGCACCTGCTCGACCACCCGCACTACTGCCCGTTCCACCATCTGAAATAACGTTGAACGTGTGAGTGTGTGGAGGAATATCATTGACCGTAAGCGCGTAGCCACCAGCGCTACCCGTATGAGCGTGACTTCCCTGCGTATCAGTAGTTGATGCTTGGCTTGCTACACCGCCAGTCTGTCCTACCGTATAGACCCCACCAGCACCGACTATGAACATACCTCTTAAATCGGGGGTTCCATTAGTTCCATCGCATAAGCGCCACGGCAAAGCTATTGAGCTTGTAAGCCCTGAAAACATAATAACGCCACCAATAGGCGGGGTGCCAACACCAAGTGTCGATGTGGAAGCACTAATTATGTTTTGAATAGCCAAAACTAACTGGCTCTGATTATATGGATCAGGGGTTAAGCCACCAGCAATAACAACGTTAATTAGTTCCTTAACGGTCGTGTTTATTACATCAGCAGTCAACGGAACAGGAGGAACCGTAGTTACAGCCGGATCGACATTTGGTGCCCAACCGGGATGTGCTGCGGGCTGTATAGCCGGCATAACACTAACGGTGTTGGGATGGTTCAAATAATACAATTGAGTCTCCTAAATCTTTTTATTATTTACTTAAATTGTCGGTTTAACACCAATAGTCTCAAGCCATTGTTGATGGGCTAACAAACGAGCTTTAGCTGTAGCCATACTAATGCCACTCGGAACTGAGCCTGAATTAGCCATCATATCTGCAATGGTTATAATAATTTCTGCGCTCCAGAAACCGAACCATTCTTCGTCAACTGGATCAGGACTCCATGTATTGTTAAGATCGGAAGTCGGAACCAAATTCCACATTAATTCCATATAGGTCCAGCATCTTGTCATTAGCGTATCACATAGAGTTGCGTGACTCGAATCAGCCATCTTTAGCCATAAGCAGGCACGCAGTATAAGTGCTGCCGAATGAGGATCATCACTTAAGAACATTGGTGGATTACCATTTAATGTAGTCGGTGGACTTGTGACAACAGGAGCCGGATAATCAGATGGAGGTCCATAATAAGTCACACCTGCGGTTGTGACGCCTGCACCAGTCCAATATCCATTAAGCCAGGTTAACCAGTTCACGCATAATGTTTCAGCGATTGCCCTTGCATCAGACCAAGTATTAGTTGATGTAGTATCTAATACTAATCTCGCAAGTGATTCTACTCCTCTAACTTGGTAGCCGGTCCATCTCGTATTTGGGTCAGCGTTAACATAAACCCAAGTGCTTGGAAGAGGCGCCGGATTAGAAAGTTGGAGTCTTGCTGGGGTGTTAATAACGAAAGTATGAGCAAACGGGCCGAGTGAACCACCATCGCTGTGATACTTATTCTGCGCATCGCGTATGAAATTTAGTTGTTGTTCGGCTAATAGTGCATTCTGTGGTTTAGCACTACTATCGGCCGCATTGGTTAAGCTAATCGTATATGTTAGCGGTGTGCTTGTTCCCGGTAATGGCAAATCAGTCGACGACATCGTGCCGTGAACTGCGCCTGCTTCGGCACCTAAATACCACCAAAGGTTTGGATGCTGATAACCCCCAAACGGATCCCCGTTCCAGCCGACAAATTGCTGATTGACCGTATCAGCGTTAATGGAGAATGGCATTGCACCGGGGCTGTATGGAAGCTTGCTTCCTTGTATCGCAGTTTCAAAGTTAGTAGTGACCCAGCTTTGTGATGGACCAGATACCAAGCGCATGTTGCGCAGTCTTACCGTATAAGCTTGACTCATCTCACAGCTAATACCGAAGTTTTGAAATGATGTTCCAGCTACTAATGTTGCATTATCGAGGTCTTTTCTAACCAATGCACTTAACGGAACTAAACACTCTATAACATTGGTTGTAGTTCCAACTGCTGTAAAGTTCGAGAAAGCACCAATATCGCAATACCATCTTGTAGCGCCTTCGTAGTTAGCCGTTGATGAGAGATATACATATAAATGTTCATTTGAACCGGCGTTTGGCGTTACGGAACAACCAACTTCGACATATAGATACTGATCCGGATCTTGGTAAGAAGTAGCTGTTCTCCAAGTATCATTTACACCTCGACCAATTTGAACTTGTGGATTACCTGATGCGGCTGGAATACTAGCTATAATATCGCCATTCGTATCACGCGACCAAAAATTATAACCAAGCCAAGCGGCATTAGCACCCTCCGATTGCAATAGTGTTGATGGAGGCAAAGCACTTGGATGATTAGAATAACAGAACATGCCTGTTGGATTAGCACCATTTAACGGAAACACCGGAAAGCCCGGTAATGGGACGAAGATCTGTCTTAAATCAGATAAGTTCATTCCTTTTACAACAGTCATACGCATAGCATTCTGTAAGTTGGTCCAGTCAGTTGCTTTACCAGGGCGAGCGTCGTGCTCAATAGCCTTAGTAAGTGCATAGTCGAACCATCTAAATGTGTCAGGTGCGCAGTTAGCTTGTCCATCAGGAATTGTTGTCCAGCACGGATAAGCTTCTTCAGCCATACCTTGTGGTAGTATTGTTGCGTTATTCACGCCATAGACGACATACCAACTTGTAGCTGTTGATGGATTTGAAATAGGCAATGTTACCGTAACTTGTGTGCCATTATACGTCCAATTAGTGATCTGAAGTGTAGTGTCACTTAATGGAGTTGTCTTATCGAAAGCCGGTGAATAAGGGCTGTAATACAATAAGCTTGATGTAGCCGGAAACACTTCCCATACATTATAAACATTCGACGCATCAGCGGTTGATTGAATGACCAACTGATTAGTATTTACGATCGAAGCTGCAAAAGTGTAAATGATTGATTGTAATGGAATTGGACCTCTCGCCGAAAACAGCCAATGTAGTAAACAGATGGTATTAGGATCAGTTGGAATTGGTTGTCTTAATAGCGGGCCTGTTTCAGAGCCATTACCCATAGCATCTAACATAGTGCTTGCTAAAGTGATGAAAAAATTAGCTGCTTCTTGATCTGTAGAGTCACCACCGTTAAGCTGTTCGTATGCCAAGTAAGAAGCATAAATCATTAATGACTGACCTTCAGAAGTGCCAGAGTTATAATGGAAATAACCGCCACGTCCCATACTTTGATTGTAAGCGTTAGTGATCAGACCATAATCAATAAGCGGGCCACCAGCTATCGAGACTGTTGGAACCGTGCTACCACCAGGAATACCAACTGAACCAACTAACGAAGTGTTACCAAGTATGCAGTTTATAGGATTTGAGAGCATTACTGATAATGAACTAGACAATGTTGTCTGCGTAACCGCTATTGTAAGATATTCAGTGACCACTCCTGGCGGAAATAAAATCGTTCCTGTTTGGGTGCTTGCACCAGATGCTGCATATTGAACGCTTGCGGCCTGCGCATATGGATAGCTTAAGGATATTGTAAAAATAGCTGCTGACATTATGTTTCCTTATATTAGACTCGAAAGTAGAGCCAGTTTACCAAGTTGTGGCGTGACCCAATCGTCACACATTAAGCCGCCTGTATCGCCCGAATTCGGGTTGTAAGCCCAATAAGTAAAGCTCATACCATATGTATTTACGTAGGATGCTAATTCGGCGAGCCACTCTTGCTCGTAAGTAGCATTAACTTGAGTGGAATCAGTTGAACCAGAACCAGTGTAGCCAAGCTTACCGCCAAACTCACCAATCAATATAGGAGCAATGTTATCTTCGTTGATAAAGCCCCAAGACGGATTCCAGATAGATGGTAAGTTAGTTGGATATAGTGATACGACTTGACTAGTCGTCTCCAACCAGGACTGAGCACCTACTGATTGACCATATTCGTGTGGTGAATAAACAACTTTATTAGAAGCGCTCAATACAACCGGATGAGTTGATACGCCGGTTAAGTTGCCACCCCACCAGAAACCAGGTATTCCGCCTGTGCCGGTTCCACCAACACCTTCAACGATTATGAGCCAATCCGGCGCTATTGCGTGGACTGCATTGCCAATCGTCACTGCGTAACTTGCGAAAGTAGGCCAGTCGAGTGTGTATGGTTCATTATAAACATCGCAACCAATTACAGTTGAATTAGACCCAAACGCAGTAGCCATTGTCTGCCAAGCCGATACAATTGAGCCGATTGTAGTAGAATTGATGTCTGAGTCAGTTCCAGCACCACCGTTAAAGCGATGCATATCGAGATAAACATATAAGCTCAAACTACCTGCATAACTTACTACAGTCTGCATTACTTGAACCGCATTTAAGCCCGCAAGTGCCGGATTAGCATAAGTGTTTATTGATGTAGGCATTGCACCCGACTGACAGAAATCAACGCATATCGGCATTCTAATGCAATTGAAACCAAACGATTTTATGTTAGTTAATATTGATTGATATGAAACGCTCCATAACCCATCTGGACACATATTAGTTGATTGCGCACCAAACCAGTTAACAGATTTAAGTCTTACCGTTGAACCTGTTGAATCAACAATGTTCTTACCACTTGTCGATAAGCGTAACATAGGGGCAACACTCGGAACGTATGTTCCACCAACTTCGATTAAGGCAGTCGGGGCGCTTGTAGTAGCATTAATCGACATCACGACAGAGGAACTAAAAGTAGGGGCGATGGTATAAAATGTTCCATTAGATATGCCGACAATTGGAAGACTATCGGAGACCGCATTAGATCCATCAACTATGGGCATTGGAATCGGTGCTGCGGGAGTGAACCAGTTATCATATTGGAAAGCGACGCGCGTATGTGCGGGTTTTATTATATTAATATTGCATTCTAAACTTGCTGCCGGTCCATCTGCATACACCCTAATAACCCAACTATACGATGAACTATTCATATAAATCGGTTGGTAGATCGGATGAATACCAATATATTGCGGTGTAAACTCCTGTATATCAACTGTATAGCCGAGTTGCGCGCAATACGCTTTATAGAATGCCGGCGTATTACCACCTCTATTGGTTAATTTTGCTACTACGGCTGCAACTCTTTCCGGTATAGTCTCTTCACCCGTAAAGCACGGCCCAGGTAGACCAAGCGATTCTTCCCATTCTGGCAATAACTGAAGCGTTGTTTTCGGAAATGTTTCCTGAATTAACATAGCAGCTTCAGCGGAATTGCGTGCATAGCATTGAGCTAAGGCGAGGCAAGTTGACCATAAAGGACCACCTACCGTTCTATCCCAAGCATCACCTGTTGGAAGTTCAAGCATTAACGCTTGTTGAAACATTGATGCAGTGAATGTAGGTGCGTTGGCCATCTTTATTCCTTAACTATAAGTGATATCGGCGCTTGTAATATATGGCAGGCTTCCATATCTCACCGTTAATGGGGTTGATGGTGTCACTAATGTAAACACTCCTGCTACGCCAACCGCGCTCTGTATAGCTGCGTTTATGGCTGATGGATAAATCGTGCAACCTAATGGGCTACCAGATGACATCATTAGAACTTGGAGTGCTACAACGATAGCGTTTTGAATGCCTGTTGTGTTAGGGGAAAGACCTGAAATATGAATAGCAATATGAATTTCATTCGGTGCAAAGCTGAATAATTCTGCTGTAATAGGGCGTTTAGAATCGATGTAGTTAGCTACCGCTAATTGATCCCCTGTGGCTTTAACAGGCCATCTTGTTTCGTTGGTTGAGACGCCATTTACGCCTTGCGGGAAACCGCCATTAGCAGCTTCGGCTACGTCGAACATTGTAAAGACGATAACCGTGCCAAAGCCGCAGCCATCAGGGCTTGCCCAAGCACGAGTGACACCCGGCACCGCTAGTGCCCATTTAATGTAGTCGTCTTTCGAGCCGCCTTGCGCTGTTTCAGCGAATGCTTGTAGCATTCGAGTTCTTAAGCTTGAGTCTGTTTCGACATCCGTTCCGCCAGTGATAGCGGCTATTGTCGTAACTGTGCTTGCTACACCTGTTATTGGGTTGTTCAAGTTCATCACTATGCCAGAGGCAGCATTACTGGCTGAACCAGCTACTATAGCTGTAAAGCCAACTGATGCTGTAGTTCCAATTATGAAGTCGGCATTAGTTGTATATTGGGTGCCATCCCCTCTTGAAATAATAGTTCCGGCCAGAATCGTTGTTCCGGATGTTCCATTAAATGATACTGTGCCAACTGAATATTGCGCTGCATAACGATAAACACTTACAAGCCCGGCCCAAGCATCGAGGAATTCGCCTTCAGCAGTAAATGGAACTGCCATAAGTGATATCCAGTCTAAATATCGAGAGTGTTCGTAAGCCATTTCCGCTTGTGCATATGCGAGATAACGCAATACGCTTACAGGTAGAATACCATTACCAGCGACAAAGTTAGATGCTTGTATATCGAGGAGTAGCTGTTCTTTTAACTCCGTAAATGATGGTTGAACGAAAGGCATTTATGTCTCCTAGTCAAAAGCACTAACATCGAATTGTGAGTTAGTATCAAATGATTGATTACGATTATTTGTAGTTGTAGCTGTTGTTAGTGTCTGCCAAGCCCAAGCATAAGTAAATTTACTTGTAATTCCATTTACCGGTTCCGTCACCGTTACTGCTATTGCGATGATGCGGGCTGAATACCAACTTGTTTGGATTATTAAAGATGATGCTATATTATAATCTAAAAGCCATTGTAGTGCTTCGAGAGCCATATCTTTAGTTTCTTGTAGTAAGGTATTGCCGATCTTTTTAGCTCTTTTAAGCTGCCATAGACGAGAACCACATTTGATGGTTTCGTAGCTATCACTGAAGTGACCACGCTTATCGACAAAGCCAGTAGTTCCAGGAGGCGCAACGTAATCCGGGCCAGCTACGCGATCGGAAAACAAGCTTATAGAAATAGCTGTTTCAAGATCATGTGTTATGTCTAAATCATTATTGACGACACCCCAACTAAATGAGCAAGTAGTTTGATTAAAAATAACTCGAATATCTGCGCACATTAAGGTGAAACTCCTTTAGACTTTTCTAATTTTCGTTTTGCCCACCATAGTGTGATTCGCTCGCTTAATAGCTTTTTATACTCATCGCTTCGAGGAGGATCTTTCTTACCTTTATTTTTTGCGCTTATTGCGGCTCTTACCTCTTCAGACCTCGGAACTCCTCGATATTTATCGTCAGCAGCTAATTGAGCCGGTGTAGAGTGTTTCTTGCCTTTATCTCCTGATGGCTTACCTTTTTTTGGACTTATCCTACCTGTCAACGCTTTTGATATTTTAGGACCTTTTAGTTTATGGCATGGGTGACCAATTAAAATATCTGTATCAAAGCTATATCCGTATATGTGGCGATTATAAAACATTCTGTTTCCATCTTCAAATTTAGATCTCAGAACATCAAAGCCGAGTTGTAGATTAGTTTCGTGACTGGCTAAATCTCTCTTATCAAAATGATACCTAACAACACCGCGTGTAAAGTTCTCGACTCCGA